GGCGGACGTTTCCGGAACTGGAAGCTTCGCTGCTGCATTATTTTCGGAGGGATGTGCCGCGGAGTTTGTACGTGGCATTTCATGAGTCGAAACATTTGGTGGAATGGACGAACGGCTCGACGACGCGGTTTGGATACTGCGCGAGTGAGCACGACGTGTATCAATACCAGGGCGCGGAGTATTTGTTTATTGGGATCGATGAATTGACGCTTTTTACTTTGCGGCAATGGCAATTTTTAACAAGTCGAAATCGTTGCGCGGTGCCGGGGACGTTTCCGTGCATGGCCGGAGCGACGAATCCGGGAAATATCGGGCATGCCTGGGTGAAGGCGCTTTGGATTGATAAGCAGGCAGCGCCGGGAATGGAGCGTCCCGAGGAATATAACCCCCAGGATTACGATTTTATTCCGGCGCGGTTTTTCGACAATCCGATCTACGCGGCGGACAAGAATTATCAGAAGACGCTGCTGGCTCTGCCGACGAATTTGAAGCGAGCGTTTTTCGATGGGGATTGGGAAGTTTTTGCGGGACAGTATTTCGACCGCTTTGATTTGGGCCGGAACACGGCGCGCGCGGAAGAGGTGGAGTGGCAGCCGTGGTGGCCGCGCTGGATTTCGATTGATTGGGGATTCGAGCATCCGGCGGCGACTTACTGGCACGCGCAAGCGCCTGGCACTTTTGCGACGGGCGGCGCACGAGAGGGAAGTTTCGCTGCAGACGGAGATGCGCGCGGGCAGCCGAGTTCCTGCGTTGTGACCTACCGGGAATATGTGACGCATCGCACTTCGCCGCGCGAACTGGCGCGCGAAATCATCGCACGTAGTTTGGGGAGCGAGCAGCGGACGGCGGGCGGATTTTCTGTGCCTCCTGGCTCGTTACCGATGCTGGATAGCGCTCGCGAGAAGATCGCCGCGATTTACCTTTCACCGGATGCATTTGCGCGGCGTACGGATGATGCTTCGATTGCGGAACAGATGGGGGATGTGTTTGCGGAAGCGGGATTTCCGCGGCCGACACCTGCGGACGACGACCGCATCGGCGGTTGGATGCTGATGTACCAGATGTTGGATGCGGGGGAATGGCTGTTGACGGACAACTGCGTGGAGCTGATTCGCACGCTGCCGACGTTGGTACGCGATTCTGCACGGATTGAAGACGTGGAAAAAATGGACGGCGACGACGCGGCGGATGCGGCGCGCTATGGGTTGATATCGCGCTATGCGGCACGACGCAGCGGGATGGCGCGGCCGCCGCTGGAGCAGCGGTTGGCCGAGCGCGTGACTTCGACGGATCCAACTATCAGGGCGATTCAGGCGCGCAAGGCGCAACTGGAAGTGCCGAAGCGGGCGCAGCCGGTACCGTTTTTGCGCAGACGGCGAACGTGAGTGGACGCGGCGAGCACGTCGTTCTTGGTGCCGCGCAGGAGGTTGGAAGGCTTGGGGATGACACTGCGAGAAATTTGGAGCCGGCTGTTTCGTGCGAATTATACGAGCGCGCTGGAAAGGGATGTGGCGCGGCTTCGCGCAGAGAATCGCGCGCTGCTAAATTCGATTCTAGGCATTGCGGGCGTGCCTCCGATTGTGGTGTCCACTGATGATCCCGCGGCACAGCTGGCGATTGACGAGAACGTGCAGAAGACGGCTGGTGACGGAAGTTCGCCAACTGAAGTTGAACGCGCTGCGGGAAAGTCCAAGCCGGTGCAAAACGTGCCCATATCTGAGGCGAATCAAATCGGAAAGCGGGTCTCGATGGAGCGGGGAATGAAGAGTGTGGCGGCGCCGATGCGGCGGAGATCGTGGCACCAAGTCTATCGGATGCTGGAGATTGATGCTGCGAGGAAGAAAGACGCGGTGTAGGCGTCGCGGTAGAAATTAAATCAACTGTTGGTGCGGTAGCGGACGCACCTATTGGTGGGATTTGGTGTTACATCTTCTGCATGTGGAGGAAACATGCCGTTCATTCGGGGGCGATATCATATCAATGCGATTGCGGGAGAAGCGCTCGAGGCTGCGCGCGAGGCTGAGGCAGCGCTGTTAGCTCTGGAACATGACGCTGCGCAGGTCGGTGGCGAAGAGAACGAGGACGACGACGGGGCAGGGTCAGCGTCCGGGGCAGACAAAGGGCCGATTCACCGCGTTGAAATCGAAGCGGCAGAATTGGTGCCGTCACATTCGGGACGAGCACAGCGCGGATTTGTGGCACATGTTCACCGCGAGGCAGTTCAGCCGGGCCGGGGCGCGTGGGACGATTCTGCGGGGGCTGGCGACTCGCCGCGGGCGCGATTCGCGTCTCTGCGGTCGCCGCGAGCGGGACAGGTGCCGACGGTCGGTAACGCGCCGCGTCCCGAAACGCATGTATTTGCCGACCATCGCGATCTGGTGAGTTTCTTGCGTGATGAATTCGCGAAACACTGCCCGCGCGGTTAGTGGGTGGGGCGTGGCGGCGCGCGCGGTACGAAACAGGTTCGACGCCTGCCCGGTTCGATGAACCTGAACCGGTCGCTATAACGTCAAAGGCTAAGCCGAGTTCAAAGACGGCTGTCCGGAAAGTCGAGATTGGCGCGACGAACTCGAAAGCTGAGGAATCTGTGCGAGTGCCGGATTGAATCTTGGGGCCTGGAGATGGCGGGAGCGTTCGCGCTGGGGCTCGGGCTGGTCTAGAATGATTGACAGTACAGGGCGGTAGCGGAGACAGGATGGGATTTGGGATTTGGGACACACCGAGCGGGCGAGATCGCCGCTGGGAAAGACGCAAGAGCGCATTTGCGCCGGCGCCGACGTATGTTCGCCTGGCGGTCGTGGCGCTGGCGACCACGTTAGCGGCGACATTGGCGTGGCAGGGAGCGAAGCGTTTGCTTGATCCGGCGAAGATGGCGGGCAGCGACGCGCCGCAGTTCTTTACCAGGCCGCCGAGCGACAGGTCGGGGATGGCGGCGTGGCAGACGGCCCTGTCCGACTCGCTGGAACAGGCGGTGGCGCAGGGCGTGGGTGGGAATATCACGGCTGCGGAGATGCAGACGGACCGCGCCGCGGCGATACTGATGTCCACGCGAATGCAGGCGCAAGTGGCTGCACCGGATTTCTTCGAGCACACAGTTCGCGAATTGGACCGTGTACTGCGGACGCATCCAGATAACGAGAGATTGATCGAGCATGTGACGCTGGCGCGGATTGAACTTGCGCAATTGCGTTCGGCACAGCCGGCGGTGCCGGAAGGCGCTAGCGGCGGAGAAAGTGGCGCGGCGAAGCGTCCCAGCGCCAGTTCGGCGCCAGGTCCGAATCCGGAAGTCAGTGTGGGTCCAGGCGTGCAGGCGCCACATGCAGCGAATATTCCGGGGCATGCGGTATTCGCCGCGCCGAAGGCATTAGCTGCGAATGAACTGCTGGATTCTGCCGCGCTGCGCGGGAACTACATTGACGCGACGTTGATGCCGGACACGTCGGAGATTCTGCTGCCGCCTTCGACGCGAGTGATGGCAGACGGTGTGCGCGTGGACGGGTTGACTATCGCGGGAGCCGCGCAAACGCTGGATGGCATTCGTTGGAAAGACGTGACGTTCGTCGGCACGCGGTTACGCTACGAAGGTGGCGAGGTTTCGTTGCAGAATGTGCGGTTCACGAATTGCACGTTCGGATTTTCCACCAACGATCGCGGGGCGAGGCTGGCCGATGCGATCGCGCTGGGGCAGCGATCGTTCGTAATGCAGTAGTTGGACGACCGAGTTTCGTTGCCGAGGTAGCTGCGGTAAGTTTATTTGTGGTGTGATTTTTCTCCTCACGATTCAATCCCTTGAGTGGAGATTTTTCGGCTGGTGTGGCCGCTACACGCGGCGACGTTGCGGCGGATCTCGTTCCTGGCAGCGTAAATACGATCATTATCAAAGCAAGCGAGGACTGTGCATGCCCACGCAGAAATCATTTTCGGCAGCCGATCCGGCGATTGTGCCGGTGGAAGGGCCGGTATTGAGCGAAGTAAACGCGGCACCCGGTAAGGAAAGAAAGCAGGGATCGCATGGGGCGACAGAGAGCCGTCCCTATGGCCCGAACAACGAGCAGCTGCCGGAAAAGTTGGAAGGGGCGCTGCGGCGGTTGGTGTATCAATTCTCGTTCGAGTCGGAAGGAACGCGCCGGCAGGAAGTGCGCAGGATCAAGCAGGCGCATCAATTCTGGCGCGGGCTGCAGTATTTGTGGTGGAACGAGCGGGACCAGAACTGGCACCTGCCGTTTGAGCAGAAGCTCTCGGATAATTCGACGCTGGAAGATTTGCCGCGGTACGAGTTCGTTACGAATATTTATCAGGCGTTCGGACTTTCGCTGGTCGCAGTGCTGTCGCAGGACGTGCCGCGGGTGAGGTTTTTTCCGTCTTCGGCGCAGGCCGAAGAGGACGTGGCGGCAGCCAAGTCCGCGACGGAAGTGGCGCAGCTGGTGGAACGCAATAATCGCATCGGAAATTTGATCGTGGAGGAAGCGTTCAATCTTTGGACGGATGGGAAGGTTGGAGCTTACGTGCGATTTGTGGTGGATGGCCAGCGATTCGGATTTCACCCGGAGACGGAGATTTGCGCACGCGAGGTGAAGATTGGCAGCGATGTGTATGTGTGCCCGGAATGCGGGGCGGAAAATGCGGCGAAGGGTGGCGCTGTTCCCGCAAAGCCGAACGTAGATGAAGGCACGGACACGAACATCGGCAGGAGTTGCGACACATGCGGCGCGCTGTTGACCGAGGAAGATTTTGTGGCGGCGGAGATGGTGACGGTGCCTACGGCGGAAACCCGGCAACGGGTACCGAACGGGCAAGAGGTGGTGACGATCGTTGGCGGCCTGGAGCTTAAGACTCCGCCCTGGGCGAGCGAGATGCACGAGTATCCGTACATTCAGTGGAACATGGAAGTTCACCAGGCACGGCTGCGCGCCGCTTATCCTCACGCGGCGGACAAGATCGGATCGCCTGTTGCGAGCGGTTCGCAGGAATACGAAAGGCTGGCGCGATTGGCGCAGTCGCAGGGTGGACCGCTGACAGAGGGCGGCGACACCAACATTAATTTAATTACGTTTCAGAGAACGTGGCTGCGGCCGTGGGCCTTCTTCGCGTTGGATGATAAGGCACTGCGCGATGAGCTGCTCGAGATGTTTCCTGATGGAGCTTACGTGGCGTTTGCGGGCGAGACTTACTGCGAATCGCGCAGCGAGAACATGGACGATCACTGGCGGGTATTGCACGCGCTGCCGGGAGATGGCTCGAGTGGGCGGCCAGCGCTGGGGGACGCTCTAATCAGCGTGCAGGAGCGTTTTAACACGCTTTCGAATTTGCAGATGGAGACGTACGAGTACGGGATTCCGCCAATTTATGCGGACAGTGAAGTGCTGGATTTCGACGCGCTG